AGCTTGCCCATGTTGGGACTCCCTTTGGTTAGGCGCTGCCCCATGCAGCGCGGCTCGCAGGGTATCGACTGTTCGGGCGCGTGGGATTACTTTTTTCCCGGAATCGGGACGGCCTTCAACCACCCGAGCAGCCGGCGCACGTAGCCAGGCGTCGCCCGATTGAGCGCGGCCTGACGCTTGGCGCAGCCGCCGCAAGGCTTTACGCCGACGGCCTTCGTCGCACCGGCCACGACATCCCCGAGCCCCGGCCCCGGCGCCGGCGTGGGCACCGGGAACGGCTTCCCGATGGTCGGGACGCTGTTCACCGCCTCGGTCATGGCCTTACGGCTGACGCGGCGCAGGAGGCCGTCGGAGCCCTTCACGATGATCTCGTCGTTGTTCAATACCAGACCTCCAGATAGAGATTCGTCCACCCCATGAGCTCGGCGATGTTACGGAGGTACCCCTCGTTGCACCGCGCCCAGGGCGGAATGCAGGGCGCATCGGTGCCGGGAGTCTCGGCGCACCCATAGATCCCGGTCCCGTCCTGGTCGCAGACCGTGATCCCGGCGAGCTCGTAGACCCCCGGCTCCATCTGGCACAGGTTGAGGGTCGCCGACTTCTTCTTCTTGAACGCCAGCACGATGGACCGTTGGCACTGGCAGCACTGGTCCCCGCACTGCACCGGTACGCCCAGTCCGGTGCAGTCGGAGTCGGGCGGCGTGATCGCCGGGTCGCCGTAGATGGACTGGCAGAACGCCTCCACGGAAGACGGGTCGGTCGGGTCTAGGCCGATGGGACCACTGCCCGGCTCGCCGACCATGTAGCGCGGCCCGTTCAGGGTGTAGCCCAAGAGCTCGATCTGGATCACGCTCTCGGCGCACTCGCACGACCCGCCGCATTCAAGCGCGGCGCCGACATCGTCCGCGCAGGGGACGGCCGACAGGATTCTGAACTGGATGCCGTCGGTAGCGACTTGCTCGGGGTTGCAGATCTCGGACGGGTCGATGTCTTCCTCGATGACCTCGAACGGCCAGTAGCCGGCGTTGCAGCTGCAATAGCAGCCGGGCGTCGGCAAGCATGGCGGCGGATCTCCAGGTAGGCACGGCGCTCCGTTGGGGAATCCGTACAGGCCCGAGGCGCTGGTCTTCGGCAGCATCGTGAACGGCGGCGGGAAGACGGGCGGCGAACCCGGACAGTCGTAGATGCGGTCGATGACGATGTCGGACCGGAACGCCTCCACGCTCTCGCAGTTGATGTAGACGAACTGCGCCGGGACTTCGACCAAGCTAAAGAAGCACGTGCCCGACCCAAGCCAGTCGCAGGGGAACGGGTTGAAGATGTCGCACGCGTCGATCTGCGTTTCCGTTTGGTTGAAGTAGAAGAACGACGGGTGCCACAGTCGGCACCCTTCCCTGTTCTTCAGCGGACTGTCGTTGTCGTAGCAGACCTCGTACGGCCAGTCCTGGTACTGCGGGTGCTCACAGTTGGCGTCCAAGCATGGACACGTGCGCCCTGCTGCTCCGGGCGCCGAGCCGGTCGGATCACACGGCGAGCAGCCGCCGCACGGGGTGCTGCCCCAGGTGCCGCAGTTCTCGTTCGTGCACCTGACCCACTCCGTGTACCAGGCGTCGCAGCTGGTGAAGTCCAGCCGGGCGCCGATCTTGAGCTTGAACGGGGCGAGCCCGTTCGTGGCACAGTCGGCACGTGCTGCCGTGCAGTCGTTGCCTTCGCATGGGGTTGGGTTGCAGCAGCAGCGCCGGATCACTTGGTCTTCCGGCAGTACCAGAAGCCGAAGCCGATCCCGATCACGCCGAGCAGGAGTGCGAACCAGAGCGAGCCGAGAAAGCTGGAGAAGTCAGCGAGCACGGGAGACCTTCTTCTTGGGATGGGTTCGAGCGTAGGTGAGACCGATGGAACATCCGCTGGCGAACGCCGCCAGCATCGTCACGATCAGCAGGATCGACGCTTGTTCGGTAGTCATTTCTTCATTCTCTGTATGAGGGTGTATGCGACGCTTCCGACCACCATCACGGCACCACCGATGGCCGCGTACTGGATCGTAGTGAGGACTTGGCTGTCCCGGTCTTCGGCGCCGGGCAGTTCGGCGTGGACTTGCGCCGCCGCGGCGTCGATGGCCTCAATGTCGGCTTGGGCGACTTCGAGGTGCTTCCGGGCGCTCGCCGCACGGGCGCGAACCGTGTTCGCCTCTTCGGCGATACGGGCGGTGGCGCTGGTGCAGCCGGTGAGCGCGAGGATGACGGCGAGGCGGATCATGCGAACACGCGGTACGGGACGGCGGGGGACGGGAACACCTGCGGCAACTCGGCCTCTTGCTCCTCGGTCAGCTCGAACCGGACGCGGAGGTTGGCGTGGTAACGCGGGTCGCCGTCCTTGATGACCTCGCCCTCGGGGTCGAGCTGGGCCGGGATCGGGCCGATGCGATCGAGGTACGCGCCGGGGACCATCCGCACGACGAATTTGCCCTCCTCCGAAACCAGCTCGGCAAGCCCGACATCGACCAGGGCGGCGTCCATGTCCTCGGCGGTCGCGGTGCGGAGCATGTAATCGGTCATCATGTGGTGAGGCTCTGGAGGGTGGCGTTCGGGAGTCGGGTGGGATAGAACTTGAACGACTCGATATGGCCGCGCAAGAACGTCGGAGATGCCCCGGCGGATCGTCCGATGAACAGGCGATCGACGGTCGGGAGGGTGACGCTGGTATCGGCGGTCCCGAGTGTTCCGCCCGTGCAGGACTGGCAATCGTCGAGCTTGTACGCGCCTGCGAGCCGCGCCACGCTGCCGAGCGTGACCGTTCCAGAGGTGACGTTGGCAAGCACGGATCCGCCGTCGATCACGACCAATCGCCCGTTCGTGATGGATGCAAGCGCGATCTGCTCGTTCGCGGTGTTGTCGTTCGCCGACACGATGGTGTTTGCGAGGCCGCCAGCCGTCTGCACCAACGGACGGAACCGAGCGAGGAACGTCCCCTCGCTCGCGTTGAACCACGACGAGAAGTCGGTGCCGGTCATCACGCAGTTGTCGGGGTCTCGCGTGGCCTGGCTTGCGCCCGTGGGGATCAGGCTGCTAGCACCAGAGCCAGTTTCGACCTGAAATCCCCAAACCAACACGCTGCCCCATCCGCTCGTATTCGTATCGATAATCCCAAATTCGATGTTTCCATTTCCGGTTCGGCCAAGCACGCTGACAGAAACTCGTTGCCATGACGTTGTCGCCGTGATTGCGGTTGAATTGCTTGTCGCGGAAAATTGGTGATAGATTCGGAGACTTGCGTTTCCAGTTTCAAGTTTGACCCAAAACGATACCGTGTACGTAGTCCCTGCCGTTGTGGATATCGGCTGGTTTAGATTAGAGAATTGCTGCGTGAATGTCACGCGAGCAGCATCGTTGCTGTTGTCTGGCGCGGTTCCTGCATTCGCAGTTTTTGTTGCTCCAAGCGCAGCCGTATACGATCCAGAAGCCATTGCATTTGAGTTTAGAGCGAGATTCGTCGCTTGCCCCTCAATGAGCAGCCCCCTGGGCGCGAGCGTGGTCGGGTCGTGGTCGAAGCGCGGGGAGTCAATGCTCGCCGACGCCACGTAGCCGCTCGAATCGATGTACGTGCCTGTGCTCGACCGCGTGAACGTCAGGCGCGAGTCGAGGACGCCCGTGGTGAAGTCGAGGTTGAGCGTGGCGCTGTCGCTGTACCACGCCTTGCGGAACATGGAGCCGATCATGGGATGTCCACTCCTGCGGTGCGGAAGTCGAAGTCTGTAATGTGCAGATTCGTCGTGCTCGCGTTGTCATCGAGGTAGACGGTCATCGTCCCCCACGCGCCTTGCGGCCACGTTGCCGTGGTCGCGGTCGGCGTGGTGATCTCGCCGTGCCCGTTGTTGGCGTTGGCGAACGTGCCCGTCAGGGTGCCGCTGGCCGTGCCGATGGTCCACTTCGCCTTCAGCGTGTAGCCGGTGCAGTTGAAGGTGCCGCCCGTGTCGGCGTTGCGAACGTAGACGGTCAGGAAGTGCAGCTCGCCCGGCCAGATGACCAGGTCCACGATGGGCGTTTGGATCTTCAGATTGGGCATTAGCCTTCACCTTCCTGGGTCTCACATCGGACGGGGTTGGGTCGGTCGAAGTACGGGTACGCCTTCCCGGCGAGGTCGTAGACCACCCAGACATTGACTTTCGCCGAGAGCGCAGTCAGGCTCCACGCCGAGCCCGTCCAGGTCGAGCCGACCGGGCCGACGCTGACCGGGGGGTTGGTGATGTCCATCCCGTCCACCAGGCTGGAGGTGTTGTGGAACTCGCGGAGGTTCCAGACCTCGGGGAAGTCGAAACGCTTGTCGGTGGGGTCGGGGATGCCGCCGCCGGCCGGGTGCGGCGGGGTCCAGACGGTGACGGTGTATTTCCAGATGTTGGCCGTAACGAGCGTCGCCGTCTTCAAGGTGCACAGGTGCATCTTGACCAGGTTGGACCGCACGACTTGCTGCTGCGCCCAGGCGATGCCCTCGGCGTTCTTCTGGACGGTCTCGGCCGAATCCGTCCAAGCGTTCGTAACGAAACGGTTGGCCGCGCCGAAGAGACCCTGCCGGAAGTTGGGGCGGTGCCAGGTCATGGGAGGAACGGCCCCGCTTTGGTGAACTGGTCAGAGATAGCCGTACCGAAGATGGCCGCGAAGTTGGCCGTATTCGGGAACTGCTGGAACCAGCCGACCTTGTCGCTCGCCAGCTGCGGGACGCTGATCAGGGTCGGCCCGGTGTTGAGGATCGGCTCCCCGGTCGGGTAGGAAACCGGGAACTGGATCAGGTGGTACCACTCATCGAACAGGAACTGGATCTGGACGCGCCAGACCTCGGAGTCGAGCGTCGCCGTGGCGCCCGTGCAGAGCACCGATCCGGTCGGCCAGCCGAGGAATGCGGCGTTGTTTCGTTTGTTGATGTAGGTGGTCAGGAGCGTGTTCCAGTCGGGATCCACGGCCGTCGTGCCGCTGCCGACCGGCGTCCGGTCTTGGAGGAACTCCACCGAGATCTGCTGCTGGGTGACGTTCCCGGCCATCGGCTTGCCGTTGATATCGACCTTCGTCCCGCCGATGTCGGTCGTGGGCGGGAACGCCGCGGTACCGCCCGACGGGGGGGTGACGCCCAGCCGGTAGAGCGCGACTTGGCGGCTGGTCGAGATCCGGGTCTGCTTCAGGTAGACGGTGCCGTAGCCGTTCTGGGTGCCCGTATTGGGGTAGATGAATCGTGGGGTGCTGTAGGTCGCCCGGACCCGCCAGGAGTAGGTCCGCTCCCGAATCGGGGTGATCTCCACCGACCGGAGGATGAACTCCTTGATCCAGTTGGCGTATGGGCCGGACCCACCGTACAACGCAGCTTCGGGCCGCGTCTGCGGGTGGGGGATGTTGTCGATCAGGTCGCCTTCGCCGGGGTAGAAGTCGGTCGGGCCCGTGCTCGTCCAAGTGACCACGTATTCCGTGGTCATGGTGTTGTCCTGCCAGCGGTCGCCGATGCGCCAGGCACGGGACTCGGGGATCTCGTAGGTGTCCCAGGATCCCATTAGTTGCCCCCCATCCGTTGGGCGATCTCTCGCAGGACGCGATTGTTCTCCCGCATGGCGGGATCGTCGTAGGGCATCCCACGCGCCGATCCGGTGCCTTGAAAGCCTTCGCCGCTGTAGAAGCCGCCAGCGCCGACGGCCTCGAACGCCGCCTGCGTCATCGTCCGGTTCGAGCTCGGGTCGGTCAGGTTGATCAGGAACTGGTCGGCGACATCGGTCACCACGGCTTTCATGCTGCTCTTGAGCGATTCCCAGCCGGCCATGGCCCCGGCCATCTGCGGGGCGTTCGCCTCGATGCGGGTCGCCCGCTCTTCGAGGCGCTGCTGCTCCTCACGTGCGCCGGCGGCGGCGCCGAGCCCTACCGCCCTGCCGATGCGCTGCTCCGCCTGCATCTCGGCGATCCGCCTCTGGTTCTGGGCCTGCATGGCCTCTGGGCTGAACTTGAACGCCATCTGGTTCAGCGCCTGGACTTGGTTGTCCAGGCCAGAGATCACGCCGCGCATGGCGGCGAACGCGCCCTGGATGATGGATACTCCGGCCATCAGGGTCGTAGCCGCGGCGGTGCGTCCGGCCGTCCGGTTCAGCTTCGTGAGCTCCCGGTTCGTGGCGGCGACGCCCTTCACGACGCCGGACGGGTCGAGGTCGAGCTGGAGGGTGGATTTCAGGCTGTTTTTAGCCATGGAGATCCTGCGTTAGCCAGGGCATGATCTGGTAGGGACGCTTCCCGGTCAGGGCACACGCGATCACGCCGAGCAGATGCTCGCAGCGTTCGTGGGTGGTCTTCTCTCGGGCGAGTCCTGCCGGCATGGTCATCCGTTCGTCGTGGTCGGCGATTCGCCAGAGCCGCCGGATGGCGGCGCTGTAGGGTGGGGTCGGTTCACCTCGGCCAGGAGCAGCGCCGCGAGGTCGGCGCGGATCTTCCCGGCGTCCTGGGCGTCTTCCAGAAACGGCTTGCCGTCCAGGAAGGTGACCGTCGCCACCCACCAGTACGGGTCCGTCTGGGCCTTGGTGACATCGGCCAGGGTCGGCTCCCGGAACACCAGGGCGCCGACCTCGGGGATCTCCACCGTGCGCGAGCGTGCCCAGAGGTTCACTGCTCCTCCCACGTGAGCTCCCAGATGGCGGCGCTGGTGCCGTCATCGGTCAGGACCGCGCTGGTGATCTGAATGGCGATGTTGTTCGCCGGGGTGTCGATGTCGCTGTAGGTCTTGGTCGCGTGGTCCACGTACTTCAGGCCGAGGGTGGCCGTCTGGGCGCCGGAGACGTTGGCCGGCTGGAGGTGGGTCCGCAGGGTGTCGTCGACGGTGCCGTCGCCACGGAAGAGCGTGATCGTCCCGAAGCGCCGGATGCGGCCGGGGGCGCGGCGCTCGCGGTAGTCGCCGATCAGGGTGACATCGAGGGAAGCGCGCTCCCAGTTGATTGTGACCGAGCGACAGGTGACCGCGCTCTGTCCGGTGAAGGTAAGTGTGCCGCCGTAGCCTGCGAAGTTTGCCATGGTCAGATTCCTTGGAGCTGGAAGGTCAGGGTTCCGATTCGTTCGTCGCCTTCGAGGCCGTCGTTTACGGTCGCGGTCCTCATGGAGAGCGAGTAGCCGGTCGGCTTGATGACGGCGGGGGCGCCGCCGGCTGGGCTGGCCCAGTAGTCGCACAGGTCATCGGCGACTTGCAGCACCTCCAGCGTCGTGCTGCCGTAGATGTTGACCTCGACGGTCAGCATCCAGACGTTGCCGTGGGCGCCGCTCATGTTGACGTTGGCCTCGGCGTCGGTGATCTCGTAGACCACGGCCGGAGTCTGGGAGCCGCGGTTCCGCATCCCAGGCTCGACCGAGGCGGTCGTGGCCGCGTCGAGGTGGTGCCGGACGGCTTTGGCGATGTTCTCCAGGCTCATTTGCCGCCCTCCAGCGCCTTCTTGGCCTCGATGAGCATTTGCCGGCTGACGGCGGTAGACGCCGGGCCGACGCGGCCCTTCGCCCAGGACAGGCTGATGAAACGGCCCTTGACGCGGCGCTTGGCCGTCTTGTGGTTGAAGCCCGATTCGATCAGGTGCCAGACCTTCTGGAGCCGGCCGTACTTGCGGCGGTAGTCCACGCCGACGCGGACGCGGGTCGGGGCGGTCGGCCCTGCCCCGTTGCGGCGCACGTCGAGGATGGTGGCGGCGCCGATGGCGCGGCGGTGCGCGGCCCGCTCGTCGCGGCCGAGCCGGGCCGAGACCCACAGACGCGCCAGCTCCTTCACGAACGGCCGCAGCGCCCGACGGGCGGCCCGCTTGCGGACATTCTCACTCACGCGCTCGGGGAGCTTTGCCAGGGCGGCGCGGACTTCCTTGTCCTTGACGGTGATGCGGAAGAAGTCGCTCTTCACAGGACCACCTCCACGGCATCCATTTCAAGCGTGCGGCGGCGCTGGTCTCGGTCCTGACAGGTGCGGACCTCGAGGGTACGGGTCGTGCCGTGGTCGTTCCAGAGGAGCCGGGTCTCGGTGTCCACGGCCGGGTGCCAGGCGGCGAGCAGTCGGTAGGTGGTCTGGACGATGGGACCGCCCTCGTCCACGGCCTCGGCGCTCTCGATGAACTCCACATGGGCGCGGATCGTGGCGACCGTGGTGTAGGTCCGGGTCAGCTGCCCGAGGGTGTCCGTCGAGGTGGACGGCGTCTGCACCGTCAGCACCTCGCGCATCATGCCTCGGGGGACTTGCTTCATCCGACGCCCTTGCCCATCATCGGGCAGATGCGATCCCAGTAGTCGGACGCGAGCGCCTGGGTGTCATCCCCGCGGCTGTTCACCAGCTGCGTGACGCGCTGGAGCAGCGCCATCTCCAGCAGTTCGTTGATCTTTCCGTTCCCGGCGGTTACCGTCACCGTGAGCGGGTAGATCAGGCCGTCCGGGATCTCGGCGTACACCATCCCGTTGATCTCGACCAGGTTGAATACCGTGATGGGATTTGGTGCCCCGGTGGACGCCAAGGTCGCCGGTTGGCGGGAGAGAAGCAGCAGCTTCACCCCCCCTCGTTCCTCGGGTTCCTCCGCAACGTACTGGGCGCGGATCACCTGGTCGTAGCACCACCCCGTGCGCTCTTCGAGCTCGCGCACCGCAGCGGTGTACGCGAGCTGAATGGCCGGATCGTCCACGGTGTGGGGAATCCGTGCCCAGTTGCGGAACTTGGCGAGGTCGAGCGGCATGAAGCCTCCCAAGCCCGGCGGGGGCCGAAGCCCCCACCGGGCCAACCGGGGGGAGTATCAGGTGAGCGTGACGCGCAGCGCGGCGACCGCCTTCGGGCGGATGACCTTGCTGTTGGCGAAGACCATGCCTTGGAACTTGATCTGACCGGGGGTGGTCACATCGTCGCGGAAGAGGCTGATGCCGCCCCACTCGCGGATCGCGAAGGCTTCCTGCACGTTCGCGAACATCAGCGGGACGCTGTTGGTCACCGCTCCGGTCTGCCGACCGGGGGCGTACGGTGCGATGTAGACCGGACGGCCCAGCAGCGTCATCGGCGCCGCGTTCTCCAAGACCTGGACATCCGAGCTCGGAGCGAAGATCGGCACGTTGGTGCCGCCCGCCGGGGTGAGCGATGCGATGCGGTGGTACGCGTCCTGGCTCATCACCCACGCCGCGCTCGTCCAGTACTCCGCCGGGAGCGTCTTGTAGCGCAGCTCCAAGAGGTTCGCGAGCGTGAACGCGCCATCCCAGCCGGAGCCGGAGCCGTGCGCCGCGGACACGTTCACCGACTTGTAGTCGGAGTCCCAGACGAACAAGCCCTTCGGCATGTTCGTGCCGGTGCCGACCGTGTACGCCGACTCCAGACCGCGAGCGATCTTCCGTTGCATATCGAAGATGATTTCGGTCTCGATGTCGAAGTCCGACTGCCGGACGGCCCACTGGGTGACCTCCGACTTCGGCAGACCGCCCTCGGGGTTGAGGTTGACCTCGCTCCAGGAGCCGTCGAGCGCCGTAGCGATCTTGCTGGACTCGGTGGTCCAGAAGTTGGACGCGGCCGCGTCGGTCTCGAGGTTGTTGCGGCGCAGCGTGACGCTGCCCTTCACGCCGGTGCGGAGGTTGGCCAGGTTGCGAACCACGGTGTTCCGCTCCATGTACTTCAGGATGCCTTCCTCGTAGATCTTGGGGAAGAGCACCGAGAAGCTGCCGCTGGTGACGTCGACGTCACGCATTTCCTGAATGCCGCGGGTCTCGGGCATCCGACCGCCGCGGACCCAGTCGATGAACTGGTTCCGGTACTCCTTCGTGGCGATCCACTCGCCGGTGCGCTGCTCGTTCTCCTTGAGGCCACGTTCCATGGCCGAGTAGGAGGCGAACCGCTCGCGCAGCTGCGCGGCCTTGATCTTGCCGTCCAGCTCCTGGATCTGGTTCGCCAGCTCGTTGCCGCGAGCTTCCTGCTCGACGGTCAGGGTGTCGCTCGCCAGAATGGCGTCGGCCTCGGTCTTCAGCGTTGAACGCTGCTCCATCATGTCCTTCAGCTTCATCGGGGAGTCCTCAACCGCAGACGAAGCCGGGAGAGTCCCGGCTGGTGGGTGCGTGCTTCGGCGGTCGTCTGCGGGTACGCGCCGTTTTCGACAATGGAAACCTCCCGGAGATCCACATCCAGGAGGGTGCGGTCGGTGCCCTTCCAAGAGTCCGACCGGACGTAGAAACCAAACGACATCTCGGTGAGCACTCCCGACTCGACCAGGGCGCGGACATCACGCGCCTTCTGGGTGTCGGGCAGCTCGACCTCGTAGGCCAGGCCGCGCTCGTC